AGCTGATTTAGCGGCCCAAGAAGGTTCTTCGTTTGTAGTTATAAGACTTCGTTCCATAGGGCAATCATATCCAGAATCGTATCCTGTGCATACATAGAATCTGTTCGGTCGCCACCATAAGTCACAATCTGCTATTTCTATCCCAGACACAGGATTAAAAAGCAAACAACTACTTGAATAATAATCGCAATCTCCACCATGAAGAAAATAATAATTAGTTGGTTCCGGTGTGCCAACAAGTAATATGCAGGGTTTTCCTGTACATGCTACCAACTCGGCGCATTTGACCAACTCTTCTTTTGTAAGATCAACTGGCTTTACTTCCGCCCACGCTTGCAGACCTGGCAAATAAAAATCTGGCAAATACCTGCCAGATGGCAATTCAAAGCCTTCGTGTTCATACCACCAAGAATGACCTATTGAATCAAAAGCAACAGCCCATCTGGCCTCTAGTCGACTTCGAAATCTGTATCCGCTGTACACTGTTTTAATTGCGTTGTGTGATTTCATTGGAGTTGATTGATTAAACGGTTGAGATACCACTGCGCTTTTTGCGCGTCCTGCAACGGGTTTCCTTTGAGCCACATGCGAAGCACATACTTCAGCACCTGACCTTGAAGGTAACCACTCATCGGTGAAGGTCCAGCTTGCACTGCACCTTCGATAACGTCGATGGCTTCAACCGTACCAGCGGTGTAGTGCGCTGGATGGTTGACCAGATCAGTCATCGGTAGCCAGTTCTAATTTTATGGCTGCTTGGAAATAGCCTGCAATTTTCATGCGAGCAAACACCGGACCAGCATCGCCGCAAGCCTTGTCTTCAAGTCGGGCGTACTGGTACCGGGCTTCTTCTAGTGCAGCCATGGTTTCAACGTTTAGCGTGTTCAGCTCGGCATCGCTGAGATCTTTGATGTCATCCAGCAGGAAATTGCGCTCAAGCAAATACGATTTGAAAAAAGGTTCGTTCATGTGGATTTTGCAGGTGCTCCGCGTTTAGGTGAGGCTTCTAATTCAGCCGCCATTTCGGCAGCCGCTCGCAGCAGTGTACTCAATGGAATCGGTTTGGATTTGCGGCCAGTGGCAATCCGTAGAGCCATCCGGTACCCGTGAGATGCGTTGCCGTTGCCAAAATCTCTGGCAGCAGCAACCTCCTCTTGAGTGACGCGGATTTGCACCGATAGATTGCGGCGACGCCTGGATACTGGTCCTACAGCCATTTGCCTAGTAGGTATTGGCGGCAGACTTGAATTGCCTGTTGCGCGTGTTTTTCGATCAGTACGGACTTGGTTTTGCCCATGGCAAGGCAAACAGCGTCGTGCAGTTCTTGGTAGTCAGTGTCTCGGAAGTTAACGGCAATGTCGGCGGAGTATTCCTGCCAAAGGCCGGTATAGGTGCCGCAGGTGCGGCCGCTACGCTCATACAGCGCTTCCATGGTGGCATTGCGCTGGTTTTCAAGCTGGAACTGTTTCATTTGACGAGGTTGTACAAGTTGCGACATTCCTGCCACGCTATCGAATTGTGATGCAGTTGATCCATGCGGACACGGATCAGTGCCCTGACGTGTTCGCGCTCATGCTCGCGGCCAGCCTTGAAAAGGCCAGCATCGGTGATTAGCGCCTCTAGTCGTTGAAGGATGTCGTTCACCGCAGTTCAACCTCGCAACCAGGCCAGCGGGCTTTGGCATACCTTATGGCAGCTGCTTTGGTTTCAGCACGCATCGTCACGGTCATTGGTTGTAAACGTGGTTGGTACACGATCAACGTGAACGATCTGGTTCGTGCATTTGCAACTGGTCGGGAGATACCTTCACCACGTTTTACGCGGATGTCGTCGTCAATCCAAGACAGGCATGGATTCCATTCGTTAAGGTTCATTGGATGCGGACTTCTTTGTGGGTGATTGGTGAGAGCCATTCGATTTGGTTCCAGTATTTGGACCAGTCTAAAAAGGCTAGTTTTTTGGCTTCCATGAAAGTGTCAGCCTTGACGCATTCATAGATGTTTGCATCTTTGATGCAAAAATAAAATCGTGTCATCAGTATCTAACTTCAATGGTTGTGCTTGACATATTCACCTGGGCAATGACCCATGAATTGCCGTAAAGGTCTTTGACGTTGTAGTGCGGCCAAGCCAAGCCTGAAACGCGGCTAGTGACGATCACAGTGGCACCTGGCAGCCATTTGCGAACGTATGCTGTTTGCCCCTCGTGGAAACGCCATACCTTGCGTTCTTTGCGCTTGCCTAGGCGATCTGGGCTTTGCAGGTAGGTTTCTTGATGGATGGACCAAGCAGGCACGCTGTTGGTGCTGTAGCAGTCTCTGATTTTGATGGTTGTCATTTGTTTGCAGTGATTTTAGAACGAGTGGATTCGGTTAGCTCAAAGTGACGAGACGTGCCTTTCACACGCTGGATGACACCATTTTCTAGCAGCACCGGCAATGCTTTTGTGGTTGATTCTTTCCAGCGTGGACGAGGACTTCCCTTTGAACCTTTTTTCAATTCAACATGATCGCCAGGCCAAAAATCGTCAAACATGGTCTCTAGGTAAGCGTTCAACATAATGCAAGAAAATGCCTTATGAAACGCTGGCACCGCTATCAAAATCGGCTCAATGGTGTTGACCCATTCCGGCAAAGACCTGAATTTAAGATCAGGTTTCAATGGCTCAGCTGGACTGGTTTGCGCAACTTGTCCTGTGAGCTGTTCGATCAAATTAGCTGCTTGCCGCAACAGTTCTGGCAGTGTTGCCAATGGATCTGGCGGTGTTGGCGTCAGTTCCTGCTGTTGTGCGAGACGCAACGCATCGCCTTTCAGATCACCTGGAAAATCAGGATGCTTACCAGGCTCAACACGTTTGGTCTTGATGACAGTTCCAGGAGCCAAGTCTTCAAACCAATTTTCATTGTCTGGCGCAAAAACAATGCCTGGATACTCGCGGTTGTTAAACAAGTACGAACACTTGGCTTGGTAGTTGCCAGCTTTGGTTTTTGATTTGCAGACGTAGTGAATCTTGGCTGGCAACTCGGTTGGAAGCTGCTGGTCTAATTCCATTTGGCTAATGATCATTTGTTGTGGTGGTAAAGCCCCCGAAGGGGCCGGTTTCAAACTTCGTCCTCTTCATCAGGGAAGTAATCAGCAACTAGATCCATCAGGTGCTCTGGCAGATGGCCGTACAGCATCAGCGGTGAAACGTCCTCTGGATGCCGTACCAGCGCCTCTGCTAGTGCATTGATGGCATCTAGCGTGTCGTCGTCAAGGTGTGGCAGTGACATGTGATTTGATTTGATTGGCGGAGTGGTACCCCGTGCATCAATCATACACCCTAGTGCACTGGTTGGCAATGGCGGTGACATAAGTTCACAGTGCCGGTAGCATCGTGACATCACCACCTGTATTGCCGTGAACTTTGGCCAGTGGATGCAAGTTTCAATCCCAGCCGAGAAATCATTTGACTTGGAAGCCAAGTGCCGACAGCTTGAAAAAACAAAGGACGTCGGCAAATTGGCAGCCATGCTGTTAAGGCAAAACTACTTGCAGCAGGAATACCTGCAAGCGGCAGTCAACGAGATTGCAAGGCTTGAACTGCAACTGATGAAAGGCCCCTAGAACGGCGTATCGGTTTGACCACCCTTGGGAGGTAGTGCAAAGTCGCTGACGCGTAGAACAATCTTCGAGCCAGATGTTCCGTTGTTCCGTTCGTAGGTTTCAACATGGCCTTCGCCAGACACGGTGACTTGTGAACCTTTGAATAGGTAGTTGGCGGCCACTGCTGCACGCTTGCCCCAGACGGAGCAATCAACAGCGGTGGTTACGTCTTCGCCTTTGATTTTTTTGTTGCAAAGGATTGTGAAATTGGCAACCTCGTTATCGCCAACGGTGGCGGTGCGGGGGTCTGAAGCCAGGTTGCCTACGGCAGTAATTTGAAGCATGGTTGTGTAGCGGTTGGTTGTGCGATCCGGCAGCGGTTAGCTGGCCAGGAACGCATTGATGAACTGGACGTGTGCTTGGGTCTTGATCTGCTTGGATAAGGCGGCATCGCCTGGCAGTTTGTACTCCTTACGGAATGCAGCTGACAGTTCCTTGATCTTTTCAGGTGCCTTGCTGTGCAGATCGGTTAATGACCGGATGACGATCTCGTACTCGCCTTCGTCAATGGGTGCGGCTAGGTCAGCAACTGGTGCAGATGGTGCGGCTTGCTTTTTGGCGGCAGGCTTTGCCTTTGCCTCAGGTGCTGGTGCTGGCGCTGATGCAGTTTCCGCAGGTGTTACGCCAGCCTCTACCACTTCTTCCTTGGCCCACAATTCGTAGCCAAGTGACAGGCTGAAAGCTGCACAGGCACACAAGGCGCGGCGGTGAGCATCTGTTAACGCTCTGGCGCTGATCTTGTCGTACTGCACCGGATTGTTCCGGTTATCCATCACGGGAAATGGAAAATCAGCGGTGGCTTGATCTTCTGGACCAGTGAAGTAGCCAATCAGATAGCCAGTACCATCAGGCGCCTTCCAGAGATGCGTGCCATCTTGAGCTGGTTTGAGATGGAACTCCCAGCCGGGCGCATGGGTGTGTAGGTGGTTGGCAATCCGTGCCCATGCAACGTATGAAGCCGCGTAGCTGCCGGTGCCTTTGGTGTAGACATCATCTTTTGTGATGACGCCCGCAAGATTCGGATAGGTCATGAAATAGGTGTACAGGTGATGGTTGCGCCTGGCCGTTCATCGGGAACGCAGTAACGCTTGTAAGCATTGATTTCGATGACTTGTGAATCGTCATCGAACAGCACTTCGGTCAAGGCATCCAGGATGCCTCGCATAAGTTTGTCAATATCACCGATGCTTTTGCTGGTGCAGAGGATTGGTGCATTGCGTGTCAGTTCTCTTTTGGTTGTGTAGTGGGATTTTGGTCGTTGGAAGGTGAACACCACCGATACGGTTGTTGGACCAGTGGTGCGCCAGTCGGTTGGCCTGTACTGCTGAGCAGCAAATCGAACCGTTTGCCGCCATGGCTTGAGGTGGCGGCTGGCCTCAATCATGCGTCCATTGCCAAGGGCACGTTTGCTGCCTTGTGGGCGGCTGGTGCCCTCGACAAAAAACGTAACTTTCATTTGGCTTTGATTGGAGCAACAAGGTAGTAGGTGGTTACCTTACTGGTTGCTTTGCCGGTGTGGCGTTCCTGTTCCTGAGCAGTTTTAATGGCTGCTGTGTAGGTCCAGGTTTCCCGCTGGCGTCGTTCAACTCTGATGTCATCAAAGATAACGTGGCCTTTTTCGTTGATCAGGCTGTCAAGATCGCCAACCGACCAAGCAAGAGAAACGTCGGTGATGAGATTTTGTTTTTCCTCTTCCAGTTGTTTGATCATGGTTGATATTTCGGCAAGCCGTGCCGCGATTGCGTTGAAGTCGTCCATCACTTGAGGGTGGCTCCAACCGCAAGGCCGCTGATGACAAAAGCTGCTGCAAGCGGGAGGCAAGCAGTTGAGGTGCCAAGCACCAGCAATGTGAAAGCGGATCCGAGTTTAAGAATTTCCATTGGTTTTTGAAGTGATTTCAGTGTTTTTGATGTCGGGCCAAAATTGCTGATTGCGCAACTCAGCCACGGTGCTGGCCAGTAGGTCAATTGCATCTTCTATTTCTTGAAGAAAGCAACAAAGACTTGGATCGTGATCTTTTTCATTCAGTCCTTCGATTGTTTCGTAGTATTTAGAAACAAGAACTGATTGAACCAGTTGGATTGCATTGCGATTTTTTAACAACCAATCTCCAGCGTTTTGGCGCATTTGAGCGTGGCGTTCATCAAAGGCTATGCGTGCGTCGGATGGTGATGTCATGAATCAAATGGTGTAAGGGTCGAAATCGCCACCAGTGGTTTTTGTGCTGGAAAGATACCAGCCATGAAACTTGCCGGCTTGATCACCTGGGCGACCATTGCTACCTTCAAAAGTACGAAGCAGCGTGCGAGCTGGCTTGTAGTGATGGCTGCGATCACCAACAGCCTCAAACCAAGCACTTTTCTCTGTGACCTTGGTGCAACGAACAGGAAAGTCGTTATGAGCTACGCAAAGGGTAGCGAAATAAATCTGGCCAACTTCAAAACGAATGATGTCGGTAGTAGCTGTTGTCATTTGAGTTTTAATTGAATTTGCACCGGGCAACTCCCGGTGAACTAATTATGCACCACTTGGCACC